GGGTGGTTCTACCACGACTAACTTACAACAAGGGTTAGTAAAACATTGGTGTACTTATGATGGAGATGAGTCATCTCCAGTTGAGGATAGTTTTAATCAAGCATCTTTTACAGATGTATCAACAGGAAAATACTCAATGTCTTTTACAAATAATTTTAGTAACATTACACATTGTCCTATTTGTGGTGGCGGAGATTGGAAAACGCAGGGCATATTACAAGGTCAAGAACCCACTACTTCTGGAACTGGTCAAATACAAACTAGATATCCTAATACTGCAGGTGCATTAGATACAGAAAGAACAGGACATATGATAGCTGGAGATTTAGCATAATGGCAAACGGAACGATAGCATTTGATACATTAACAACATCTGATACAGTTAATACTGGTACAGAGAAATCTATTGATACGAGTTATATTTTTAATGGAAGTTCTAAACTTTGGGCAAATGTAGATATGTACACAAGCACAGTTATAAACGATAGCTTTAATGCTTCTTCTGTTACTGATGTTGCGACAGGTGCACATAGCATTACCGCAACAAATAGTTTTTCTAATGCTTTTTATTCTTTAGTTGGAATATCTGGTCAAACTGGAGATGGCTCAAGTGATTATAGATCAAATATGACAGTTGATGATTTAAATACAACAAAGACTACAAGTGTATTTGGTTTAAGAGTTTTTGCAGCAGGTATAAACTCATTAGAAGATACCAATGAAAACAATTCCATGGTTATGGGAGATTTAGCATGACAATAAAAACACCAGAGTTTCAAGGCACACATTTATGGGAAAGATTGTGTTGGGCAAAAGAAAACTTAGAAGGTGTTCAATCAGACTATCGAATTGTATGGGAAGATCCAGACACAGATGAATGTGCAAAAGTTACTGTGCCAGATCCAAACTGGATGGCTTGTGCATTACAAGGCGGCATATTACCACCTGTAGAAGTGTACTGGTTGTTAGCAGAAGATGAGGCCAAGCCAGATTTTAAAAAACATACAAGAGGTTATCTATTGCACAAAACTAAGCCTATTGGTAAAATGACGGAAGAACAAGCGATAGAGTATTTGATTATGAAAGACATACCACAAAAAGTGTGGAGAGATTATGAAAAAGCTAATCGACAGAGATTAGTTATTTGTAAAAAGGATCAACTGCCAAGTACACGCATATGGCGTAACGCTTGGAAGATTGATAATGAAGCAGCATAAGGAGCAAACATGACAACCAAAACATATATAACAGATAAGGATGGAGCAACTGTAGATGCTTCTACTGTGACTGTTCCTTCTGATAGACACTTTAGAGGTGCTTGGAAACTTAATGGTAAAGTCATATCTGAAGACATGACCGAAGCTAAAAAGATTTTTCAAGATAAAATCAGAGAGATAAGAAAGCCATTGTTAGAAGCAGAAGACGTTGTATACATGAAAGCATTAGAGGCAGATGATGCAAGTGCAAAGACTGCAAGTGTGGCTAAAAAGAAAGCACTAAGAGATGCACCAGCGGCCAAAGCTATATCTGATGCAGATACGATTGCAAAGCTCAAAGCAGCATGGGATACCTCTGTATTAGGCGATAGTCCATACGCATAAGGAGCAGTAATGGCTTTAACTAAAGTAAATTCACAAGGCATGCTTCTAGCCGATGTTCTCCTCATTGGAGGAGGGGGCGGTGGAGGAGGTGGCACTTCATCTTCTCAAGTTGGAAATGGAGGTGGAGGCGGTGCTGGTGGTGTAGTTAATGCTAAAATGTTATTAGCCTCAGGTGACTCTTTTTTAGTTACAGTAGGCGCTGGTGGAACAGGTGCAGTCGCAGGAGGTGCAGTCGCTACAAACGGAAGTTCTTCTTCTTTGGGCGATTTAGTCGCTGATGGTGGAGGTGCAGCAGCAAGTTATACAGGTTCAAGCACAACAGGAGGAGGGAGTGGTGGCTCTGGAGGTGGTGGTGGTTACGCCGTGTCAGGGTTTGATGCTACAAACTCGCATGGTCGCACTCAACTAGGAAATGATGGTGGAGATGCTTCTACTGGCAGAGGTAATGGCTCTGGAG